ACTTTATATGGGAATACTTCAGCAATCTCGTCACGGATCTTATTGAGTACACCATATACTTGATTCCAATCTACTGGACTTTTATCACGACTCTCTTTACGATGTGCCTTATAATAAGGGAATATGTCACGTCGCCAATAGTTTCTATCATCAACACAAATAACCAACTCGCCATATTTCTTACTGTGAGCATTCTTAGTCATTCTTAAACTGTTCAAAATCATATGACGCATCATACCTTCATCAACAGTTGTTTCGTGTTTGCCTAGATGTACCATCGTGTTTGATATCATCACCTGACTGAAATCCACAAATATCATTTAGAATCTACCTCTTGCATCATCATCCATTTCTTTAGTCCAAACACCCTGAATATCTGGATACCAAACACCAACACTACGTTTAGGCATTCCTTCAGAATCATATGCCATTGCTGTGCATACTTGTACCACCTTTTTATCTTCATCTTCGCCATAGTATGGTGCTACATAGTCACCATTCTCAAGATAATACTGTAACTGACGAATATAACCTTGAATAGACTGCATTTTTGATAGTGCTTTCTTATCACCTTTTCTGTGGTTGTATTGCTCGGTTTTAAGTTTCTCTCTATTATGTTTAATCCAACCCTTAACACTTTTCATAGAAAGTGGATCATTATCATCACGTGCTAATACACTCGGATGGATATTTTTATATTTGGCAGGTTTCTTTGCTGCTCTTGCTTTTGCTAATGCATCACTCATTTTCTCGACTCCTCTATAATTGCATTCAACTGTCTATAAAGTTTATTATATTTGAATTCCCACGACTCAGCAATTCTTCTTTCGGCATTATATAATTCCTCATAGTCTGGTTTCTTTTGAAACTTAGATTTTACTTTCGTCTTTATATTTGCCCAACTGGTCATAGTTTTTCTCCTTCAAGTTATATTATACGTTAGATTGTGATAAAAAGCAAGTTTTATCTTTTGATATTTTGCAACATATCTGTCCACTCTGCTGCACGTAAATCCCAATTAAAGAAATTATCAACCCAGTTTTTCTGGAACATCAATTTCTTTTGTAGGTTTTCGTCACGATGCTCAATAATTGCTTGATATAAATTATTAGCAAATACGTTAGCATGTACACCCATATCTTCATTGAATTGATACATACGAGCAAAGTTTCCAGTAGTTTCTGGAAGTGCTGCAAAGTTAGGACATACTACTTCACAACCAGCACTCATTGCCTCAATTGCTGAGATACAACTTGTTTCTGGCCACACACTAGGATATGCGAAGATATGTGCATCTTGTAATGCTTTACGAACAACATCATTAGGTTTGAACCCATGGTATGTCATATTAGGATGTTGTCTAATCTCTTCAAACAAATCTTCATATGGTTTATCTCTTTCCTTCCAACCATATGCTTCGAATGAAGAATACACATCTAAATGAATTTTATCACCCATCTCTTTAGCAATTGCATTAACTGCTGCAACTACAAGATTAAGACCACGATGTGGAGTAGTATGATAAATGATACGAATAACATCATCATCCTTTTTCTTATACTCAATTGGGTCAATAGCATTTCGTAATACGATTGAGTTTTGATATGGAACACCCAATGCCATATTATACGTTGCTAGTTGATAGTTTGATACGAATACTAATTTAGCAAACTTATCTCTATTTTCTTGTTCTTTTAAGTGTTGTACTTCTGGATCGTCCCATGTATCATGTAACCATAAAATATTAGGTTTCTTTGGGTCAGTCCAACTTACTCTCGATTTAATGATATAAAATTCATCAAGTAAATCATTATCTACTCTTTCATATAATGCTCGGTTCATTAACTCAGTACCACCCCAAGCACCATCATATGTGCCATCTTTGGTTGGTCCAAGTTCTACCGTTTCATTATCATCAATAATATTCAGTGGCATTAAACATCCCCTGCTTCAATTTCATCCAAGTCAGGTCTACTTACATTAACATTCCCACGTCGAGCATTATGATTATGTGCTAATGCTTCACTGTTAGTTCCAACTCCACTAATAAACTTATCAGCATGAGGAACTTCTTCCTTTCTCAATTTGCGAATCTTAGGTGTAGAATGTAATTCTTTCATATCTGGTTTCTCTCCTTCATACTCTTCAATACAATGACAACACTTCATATGAGCAGGATCTCCATCCTTCAACATATCATTCAATTCGCATTCCTTACCGTCGCAATACTCGTAGCAACCTTTTTCTTCATTAAATTTATAATCTTTTTTCATAATATTCCTCGTTATTATTTTATTATACCTCTATTTAGACAAGAAGTAAAGTTTTAGATAACAAAACCTTGCTCACGTAAACGTTTCTTCCATGGTCCACCTTTCTTCTGTTCAGAGTATTGTTTGAACACCCAACCAGCAGTTTCTCTATCATTGATCAATGCCAATGCTTCAATAATCTTTAATACTTGTGCTTCTTTTAGACTGTTTATATTCATAATTCTTTAATTCCTAATGACCAATTTTCTGCTGCATCCTCAACATAATGAATCGATTTTCCTGGGAATTTTTCTGAGTCAAGAATTCCACCCTTTTCATCAAAGTAAATAATGTAGTATTCTTTATTTTCATTTTGCCTTACTTGGGCAAACCCGCCACCTGCTTTATAGTATTCTGATATTGTCATCTCGTCACCTTATTATATCAATGTTATTATCATTAGACCAAACTTCAATTTCAGTTCTCAGTCGGTCTTCCTCTTTTAGTTTATTATACCTCTTTGTTGCTTTCTTTTTCCACCATTCTATGATGTTATCCAACTTGTATTTATCATAACTGTCTGACTTTTTAATTTTATCAGTCTTACCGTTTACAATATCAACATAGTTTTCAATACCATAGTTAGACACATAATACCTTTTCTGTTCAATTAGTTTCTTTGCCTTTTCAGATACAGTATTAAATCTCTTAATCCCCTTTTCATCTAATGCCTTTTTTATTCTAGACATTATGGTATTGGTCATTTTCATTTTAGCACTAGACTGTGTCCAATCGACTTCAACTTCAGTCAGTTCTAATAATTCTTCAAAAGGTTTCCCTATAATAGTTGGTAAGAAATTACTTTCGGTCATACCCTTATTCTTAAGGAATGGTTTCATTCCATCATACTGAGATGACGATTTACTGTTGCCATATAGACTAGTCGTTTCAAACATCACTACATTTGATCCATACTTTTTATTGACCATTTCCCTCACTTCATGAGAACATGCAATACCTGCTAATAATTTACCACCCAAATAATTAAACCCAAATGGTTGAGCAGGTACAATAACAAATCCCATGATAACTGAATTGTTAAATGGATCTAAGTCTGGAACATTTCCTAACAACTTATTTCTAGGTTTGCAATTAATTACTGGAGATCCTAATCTAATAAACCCAACATACTTACCAGTGTTTATTTCCCTTACTGCTAACTTAATTTCTTTTCCTGGAATAGATGTCATATTAGTATGACTTGATATTAAATTAATATAACTATCCCACGTTTTAGTTCTTAGTTGAACAATCTCGAATTGCATATCTACTGGGAATACATCAAAGTCATCAAACAAATCATTTTCCATTCCCATTCCAGGCAAAGATGTTGGGATTGATTCCACCTTTAATAGTTTTTGTCGTCTAATGTAATCCTCAATATTATCAAATTCATCAAAGTAATTTTCAATAATATCGACACACTTTAATGCGTCGTCTTTTGTCATTTCATCAAATAATTAATTATTGCGTCGTGTAAGTCTGGAGTTCCCCAAAACAACACCACCGTAATAGTGACCAACCACCAAACTGCTGCATCTCCATTCATTTCCAATTCCTCGCATAGTTTGTTAAAAACTCATCAGACTCATTGCGATTATCGTTAGCATTATTCTTTATTTTAGAACACAAAGAATCATAACGTTCTTTAGTTTCTGATAATTCTGTTTTAGTTCGCAACAATTCCAATTTCAAATCATCAATTTCTTTTTGCATTGCATCAATGTGTTGTCCTAATGCGCCCATAACTGCTTCCCTTATCATCTTATTATATTTTTATGTCCACCACCTGCTGTCTTAAACAACGGTGTTCCTATTACCCTTCTTGGGTTTGTACTCTTACATTTAGGGCATTCGATTGGATCGTTTCGTTCGTCCATTTTTCTATGTGCTTCAAATATGGTGTCGCACATACCACATTTATATTCGTATATCATAACACGTCTGCCTTATCTTTATCTAATCTAATCTCTACGAAAATTGGTAAAAACAAAGATTTGGTGTTACAGTTCTTATCTTGAATAATCTCATTATATTTTACTGTAATGATTTTTCCTACAATATCTTCAGGTAACATCTTACGGTCTTCATCATTAAACCCAGAACCTACGTTTACTTCTACACCACCATCAGCAGTAACACAAGTAACAGATCCCATCAAACCTTTAATCTTACCAGTTCCTTCATTCCATTTAGTTACAAGCAAATCTGCTTCAAGTTCAACTTTCATTTTGACTTGACCTTTAGAACGTTTGTCTTCCCAGATTGAATCGTGGTTCTTTACAATAACACCCTCTTGTCCATCTGCTAATGCTTCTTGAAAGAACATTCTTACTATGTCCATATCACCAGCAACGTGATGGTCAATTATATCAATC